TATGTGGCAATGCCCTGCTTGATTGCAGAGAATGCACTCGAGGCCAAAAGGAGAATACTGATGGGGTCCACATTTGCTACAAACCAAAGATCTTAGAAAACACAGAGGCAGCAGCACCAGGGCCAAGCAAGACGGCCACGATCACGGCATAGAGCAAATACTCGATCTTGGTCATGCGCTCTGACCCCTTTGCAAGAGAGTCAGAAATGAATTTCATCCTCTCTGTGCAAATGGCCTCATGCACCGCCAGCCTGGTCTCAGTGGAGTCAGACATTCCAAGGCACACCAGTGGCTTTGACAGGAGCTTTCTGTTCCGCGATCTGCGCCAGCAAAGATGCCTCAACAGCATCCTTGTCAACAGACTCCCACACCCACGCCAGCACTGCATCTTTGGTCAAAGAGGCATAGGGAATGGTTGCAGTGCCTTCACTCCATGAACAAGTGTTATACACAGATGCAGAATAATCCCCATCTTTTGCACTTGCTTGCCAATGTGCGGTTGTGACAAAACCATCTGAGGTTTGTCGGTCAAGTTGACTGATGTTCCAAGTAATCATGCTGACTCCAGTGCAGTGATACGGGCGGTGAGTGTTGTGATGAGGGCTTGTTGTTCTTGGATGGCGGCGGTCAATGTTGCAACTAAGAATGATGTATCAACCATTTGCGATTTAATGGAACCGTCTTCATTAAGCGCATCTTTTTCACCAACAACACAGTCAGGTACAACTTCTTGTAATTCGTGGGCAATAAAACCTTGACCAGCAGAATTGTCTATTATCCAGTTGTAAGTAACGGGTTTAAGCCTAGATATTTGGTCTAATGCGCCCACCATTGGTTGAACATTATCTTTTAGACGATAGTCAGAGCCTGACCCATAATTAACGGTTATTGTTCCGTTATGATTAATTGCACCCGCCTGATTGCCAGCAGAATTTAAAAACTGAATATAGTTACCACCAGTTGAGCCAGTGTCATCCATTTTTAAAAGATTAAACGCATTGGCACTTGCTGAAATGCGAACCTTTCCATCTCCCGCACTCGTAGTCCCCACCAGCAAGTTACCGCTTGCATCAAGGGTCATTGCCGCTGATGCTGACCAAACAGGAACACCGCTTGTTGCTGTTGATTGATAAAATTCTAATGCGCTAGCCACCGCTGAAGAAGTAGCAATTTTCCAACTTTTACCTACAGACGCAGTTGAATCCTCAAGATACAAACCTGTTGTGCCGTCATAACTCACAGAAAGCTGCGGTCTTGTTGTGGTCACTACTTGTAGTCTGTTTTGTGGGGCAATTACCCCAATACCCAAGTTACCGCTGGAGTCGATACGCATAGCCTCCGCACCGCCTTCAGAGAAAGCAATGGTGTCAGCCGCAGGGAAGAAGATGCCTGTGTTTGTATCGCCCGTTGTGGTGATGGCAGGGGCTGCTGCTGTTCCAGCAGAAAACGTCGCAACGCCCGTAGCACTCAGCGTAGTAAACGCACCCGTGTCTGGTGTAGTTGCACCAATCGCTGTTGCATTAATCGTACTTGCCGAGCCAGTCACCGTCAACGTCCCTGCCACCGCCAGCGTCTTGCCAGCTCCAACATTCAAGCCAACGCTGGTGCCAGTGCCAGCAGCCGCAAAGACTGCGTCAACGCCGTCAAGGTCAGTATTGATCTTGGTTCCCCAAGTGTCAGTGCTGGCCCCCACCTCGGGCTTGGTCAATAAAAGGTTGGTTGTTGTCGTATCTGCCATTTTTTACCCCTATGCGGCCTGTTGCCACGATGTTGAATTGTCTGCGATCTGTGTCCAGGTCTCTGACGTGTCTGACTCTGGAGTCCATGTCTCTGCCGTGTCGGACACTGGCGACCATGTCTCTGGTGTATCTGACTGGGCGGTCCAGGTTTCTGATGTGTCGGGAATCGAACCCCATCCGAACCCAACCATGACCCCAACAGATCCCACCGCCTCATTTCCGATTATCGCAACCTCAATGACGTTTGACGCACTGCCAACTGCACCAGTCCCAGAAACACCTGTGATGGCCTGGAAAGAGATCACCTCTGCCGACATAGTGCCAACAGCACCAGTGGCCGCATTGCCAGTTGTGGCCGTTGACTGGGTTACCCCAACAGAGTCAACTGCACCAGTGGCCGCATTGCCACTGAGGTCGATTGACCCAACAGGCGCAACAGTGCCCACGGCCAGTGTGGCCGCATTGCCTGTGAGTGCTTTTGATGCGTCTGGCGCCAGCGTGCCAACGGCACCCGTGGCTGCATTGCCCGTGATGGCAATGGTGATGGTGAGCGTGACGGTCCCGACATTGCCGGTGGCAATGGTTCCATCTTCCTGAATTGATCTGTCGGCCAGTACAGTGCCAACAGCGCCAGTGGCCTGGTTGCCACTGATAACGACATTGCCTATGCCGTAGACGCCTAGGCCGTAATAGCCGGTGCCGTAAGCAGCCATGGTGCTGCCCCTGCGTTACGCCAGCCGAATCAGGCCAGTGCTTGCATCATTGGTTGGCATGGTCAGCGTGAAGGTTCCAGCAGTCACGGTCTGGCTGCCGAAAGTGTGGACGCTGACTGCCTTGTCTGACTGGGTCGAGTTGTAGATCAAGACCGCATCAAAGGCCGTGGAGAGGGTCACTGAGCTGTAGCTGATGCTGGCGCTGGGGGTAACGAATGCCGTGGTTCCAGAGGTGCTTGGGGGCGTGCCAAATGTCACCGTGACACCGCCAGCAGAGTACCCGGAACCAGTCACCTCACCAGTTGAGCTGTATGCCGTGGTGGACGCATTGACGGTGGCGCTTGCCAGGTACAAGGCAGCCTTGAAGGTATCTGCCGTGGTGGCAGCTCGGACAACGCCAGTGCCAAAGTTGTGGTGGCCGACAAGCAGCTCACCCTTGAAACTGGTACACATTGCCTGAGTATTCGCCATGATTTAACCCTCAAATTGGTTGACTGATGCCTTCGGCAAAGACGCCGCGCTTTAGCACCATGTTGACTGATCGATGGACCAACTCACCCTCATGCCAATACTCAACCCAGCTCGTTGTCTCGGTATCAGTATCAATGGACCCCTCACGCTTTTCCAGCAGTGACTCGTCCATCTCGCCCTTGGTTGTAGTTACCATTCAATCACCCAAATGTTTTTGCCCTGGTCAGCAATGCGCCGCCACTGGTAGAACCTCGATCATCTGCAATCTGCAACTGATCAAGGCCTGCCTGGTACAGCGCTGACCACACCGTGATTCTCGCATCATCTTGCAGGTAAGGCGCAGCCTGGAGCAGGGCGCCATACAGGTAAACGTCAGGCGCTTGAGCCAGCAGCCAGTTGGTTGTCACGCTGGCTGACAACTTTGACAACTTGGCGTAGTAGGCCAGCTCGGCAGTGTAGGCACTGTCAGGGATCGGCAGCACTCGGATCTGGCCGCCCACAATGCCAAAGAAGATCGGCACGCCGCTGGATCGGTACTGGACGCTCAGGTTGTCGAGTGAATCAATCGTCTCAAAGCCCAAAGGCGTCACAGGGTTGGTGCCGGTGAGCTTGATGGACTTTGTCTCCAGAAAATCATCGGGAACCGCGCTGTACTCGGTGGCAATCGATGCAGTAGATCTCACGATCATCTGCCGGGTGCGCAGTTGGCGCTCAATCTGAGCCTCGGCCAGCGCAATAAAGTCAGGGATGACGGTTGTCAGGTCGGTGCGGTTGAGCCAATCGCCAACTGATGTTTTCAGCTCGGTGTATGTTGTGAGTGCCATCAGCTTGCCTCTTTTTCCATTTCCTCTTTGACGATCCAGGTGTGCTCGTGCTTGAATTCAAACGTGCCAATGTGGCCGATCTCTTTGCTCACGTCATGGTCAATATACACCTTGAACCCAAGCTCTTGCGCCTTCTTACAAAAGAACACGTCTTCGCCCATGTAGCCTCGCGTGTCGTACTGCCAAGGCATATCAAACCAGGGTTCAGACATGCCCTCAAAGACGTTGCGCTTGATCAGCATGATGCCGGTGCCAACACTGCCAACTTCTTCAAGACCAGTTGATTCTGGCATCGAATAGACGGGTTTGCGCTTGCCGTTCTCGTCATAGTTTTGCGCTGTCGGTCCTGTGGGCATTCTGCGTCTGGCGCAGTTGGCCGCAACAATGTCAACGTCATGTTTCAGCAGCCGCTGGATCATGTCCTGGGGAAAGGTCATGTCTGAGTCAATGAACAAGATATGCGTGCAGCCCTCGCGCAACGCATCCAGGCACAAATCAGCACGCTGGTTCTGGATCAGCGTGCCCTGCAACAGTTTCAGACTGATGGCGTCAGTAGTGTTGAGTGTGTGATACGCCACCATGTTAACCATGCAGTAAGTGTAGTTGGTGTGGACTTGGTCACGCGCTGGCGTGCAAACCGCGATGTAGTTCATACTTGCCCTGGCCTCACGCGAAAGAATCGATTGTCTGGATCATTGAGCCACTTCTTCATGTAAGCCTCGTCATCGAGCTTGCCTTCAGCTTTCAGCTTGTAATACAAGGACTCTGGGATGCTGGCGACATGATGCCATTCACCTGTCCAGTTTGCCTTGTTGTCAATGGCTGCAAAGTCACGCTTATTGGCCTCAACAACTGCCGTCACGTCCTGAGAGGTCTGGATCGTTGTCTCTTCGGTGTCGGGATTGAAGTGCCAGGTCCGCGTGATCCCCTTGTCGGGGCTTACATCAAGAATTCTTTTGTCCATGTAAGTGGGGCCAGGTTTCCCTGGCCCCTTCTCCTAGTTAACGATCAAGAGGTGATCAAGTCAGCGGCCAGACCGTGGGCATTTTCAGCCAACACTTTCAAGCCGTACTCAATCAACAACATGCGCTTCTCAGCGTCACCAGTCTTTGCCAACTCAACTTGCTGGTAAGGACGCAGCACAGTCATCTTGGCGTAGTCAGGATCGATCACCCATGCATCACGCTCGCGCTGGAAACGGTTGGCGATCACTTGCACATTGCCGAAATCGCTGACGTAGATGTCAACGGCGCCGATCAACGTGGCAGGCTTCGCACCGCCATCGATGTTGAAACGTGAAGAGGCAATGCCAGAGAAACCAGAGACGCGCTGCTTGTTGACAGGGCCGCACATCAGGATCTTGGGAGTGCCGCCAGCAGTCCACACCTTCTGGATGACGTTCTTCAAGATCGTCTCGGTGAAGGTACGCACGTTACCGTCAGTGCGAGCGCTGTTGGGCAGCGTGGTGTAACTGGGATCGACACCGTTGGTTTGCTTGTCAGTGTTGGTCTTGACAAACGCGCCCAAGGAGGCGGTCACGCGAGCAGTGGTGGTGTTGCCTGCAACAGCAATGCCGCCATTCAAGAAAATGAATTCTTGGTCCCGCTTTAGCTCGCTGCCGCGTTTCGCGATTTGATAAGCTAGCTCACTGCGGCGTCCTGCCTTATTGACTACTTCCTCTGTGTTAGAGAGAACAATAGTTTTACGGCTGATCTGAGCGTAGTTGGTCAAACGCACGGTGGCAGTGACAGAGTCAAAGGTTCCAACGTCATCACCCTCGAGCTGCGCATTTGCTGCGGCATCTGCCAGGGTATCGGTCTGCCACTCAAACAAGGTGTTGGAGATGGTTTCGCGGCCAATGTTGGATTGGAATGGAGTTTCTTCAGGTGCAATATTTGTTATTACATTTGAAAGATCTTCCCGAATGCCTTTAGCACTATAGGTTGTAAAAGTGT